CAAACAAATATGCAGATTGTATTGTTGTTAATTTAACAACTTTATTTTCTTTTGATTCTAAGTAATTTACACTCTTTCCTTTTACAGAAGAAACAATCGCTTCTGCCTCAGATCCCTCTGTTCCTTTATTATCCAAATATATCTGAGAATTAATAGAAAAATTAGGAGATGAATCTACTACATTAACAGCATCAACTGTACCTGGTTTTACATCAGATATTGCTGCTATAAATCCTTCACCATTTCTAGGCATTCCTGCTTCATATAATCTTTTTGATTTCTTAGGAATGTCATCTTGACTGATGTTAGAATTGTAATTACTATCAACAGGAAGAGAATAAAAGTTCTCTCCTAGAATGTATGGATATTGCGGTGTTTGATTGCTATCAATAGTAATGAAATAAGCATAAGTTCCTTTCGGAAATTCTGGGGTAATACAAAATCTTCCATTGTTCTTATCTAGTGTGCCACTTTTGTGGGTATAGGTGTAATCATTGACAAAAGTCCCTATCGGGTATGCCGACAGTGAAGGACCGTTTGAACGACTACCATTGATAGAATAACTAGATGTCATTCTAATAATAGATGACGTAGAATCTAAAGGATCTTGATAACCAAACGCACCATAGATTGGGTTACCATCATAAGCAAAACCAATAATAGGTGAGTGTGATTTAGATGTTGGTTCTGTTCCAGAACTACTTAAATTATCATTGAGAGAAACACGAAGTGCTTTAGGGTTTGCAACATATCCATAACCATACTCTAGTACGTTATTGTAATTTGCAAATATACATCCATTTTCAGTATCTAAATTATTTTCTAATTTTTTGTATCTATTATAATTCCATTCTTTTAAAAGAGGTATACCAGTTGCTCCATTACCAACAGGAATAATATCTACTATTACAGTGTTTTGATTATAGAAGTTACCCTCTCCTATCTTATTAAATCCTGTTATCTGTCCATCAGTGTTTACTATTGCTTCATACTCAGCAAATCTACCACGACCAGCATTATCTCTAATTGCAACTTGTGGAGGTGAAGAATAAAACTCACCAGCATTGTCAATAGTTAGACTCGTTACTTTTCCACCTGTAACAACAGCACTAACAACAGCATTACGACCTGATGTAATTGTGATATCAGGAGTTCTAGGAAATATATCAGTGGTGTCTACAGTTATACTTTCTACCACTTGACCAGCAAGAACTGCTCTTGCTTTACTAGGAACTTGATCAACTAATACAAAAGGAGGGTTTTTATATCCTGTTCCTCTTAAATCAACTCTAATTTCTTCCAATAAACCAAATCTAATACTTTCTGGATCTCTGTAATTATAAAAGGGAACACCATTTAATCCAATACCAATATCTGTTTTAGGTGTAGGATATGTTTCTGTGGTTCTAGTTGCTTCCTTTCTAATAATTTTTAATAACTTCTGATCTAATACTTCCTCATTAACTGAAGTTCCATCAAGAATCTTATGTGATGGAAAACTAGAACTAGCAATGTAGTAATATTGATCATCTGCAAATATACCAGATACATCTGTAGGGACTTGATCTAATGAGTTTGTAACTACTGGTAATGTTGGAACATTTACAGCACCAAATGTACTTTTAATCCAACGAGTTTGATTTGTACCTACATTTACAATCTTAGAATCAGCAGTCTCAAAACCAGGATTAGATACTTGTAACTTATCTCCAACATCAGAGAATGGTTGTCCTTCTTTTGGTAGTGCATTATATACAACTCCAAGTGTCAATAATGTAACACCACTACCTACCAATGTCACAGGTTTATATACAGACTCCTCAGCACTGTGTATGACTGCATTTTGAGCAACTCTATTATCAATAATAAATTGTGTTGCAGTTTTAGCACTGAATGTAATTGTCTCACTTCCAATTAGGATTGATCCTGTCTTGTCCCATCCTATTGTAGAGAAAACATTTACTCTATCACCTGTACTAGCAGTTCCTGTCAATGTTGTCTCAAGACGAGTCTTAGTTGAGACACTAAAATTACCATTGACTGTCTCTGGTGCTAATACAATATTATAAATTTGCTCACCATCAGATGAACCATCAGCATAGACGTTATCTACTGTTGCATCTGCATATCCATACTCCTCAGTTTCTGCCTGTACTAACTTCTTTCCAACTAAACTCTTGACATCACCTGTTATAACTTTTGCTTTTATTGCATATACATTTACCCAGTCTGCATTTGATGCTTTGTATGTAAAATCTCTTGGTTTATATACTTCTGGTTTGTTAGTATGATCTTTAGCAACAATAGTATTAAATACAAATTTAATAGAACTTGTAGTTCCTTTTGCTTTATAAAATTTTTGTATATTCTTAATTAAGGTCCTCTTATCAACTTCACCCTTAAGATATTTCTCAGGGAAAGAACCTAAGTATTGATTCTCAAAACTTTTAATAAAAGAATATAGAAAAAGGTTACTTACATTAAAAACCGTCGCACCAGAGCTATGTGGTGCTGCATCTGTGCTGGTGTACTCTGACGAGCTATAAAGATCACCCAGAGTTGTGTTACCGCTAACACCTCTAACTGCTCCTGATAGAGTTGTTCCTGTTCGTGATTCATAGAAAATTATCTCGTTATCTATTCTTAGATATCCGTTTTTTTCTGGAAAACTCGTCGCATCTTCCAATACAATTGTAGTATCAGAAGTAGAGAGACTAGTGACCAAACTATCATGCTGTCTAAGTATGTTTTGTTCATAGTAATCAATGTCTGCATATTTTTGGATATTATTAATAATATCTAAAGTACCACCTTGTACCTCCTGTTGTTCATAATACTTCTGAATGAATTTACTAAACAATTCATATTCAGATGTAATAAACTCAGGAAGTTGTGACTCAATTAGAGTTGATATCCTTTTTGTTTTTACAGATGGCATTTCTTATTCTTTATATGCAGTGAATGATGAATTTGCGACGTCAACGTCAAGATAAACTTCACGCATTGCTTTGATATCATTAGATAATGGTTTTACCCTTACCGAAATTCTGTTATCAAAGAAACTACCTCTAATAATTGTTAAGGCATACATTTTTAACTCACCTTTTACATAATCTATATCGCCGATATCATTGTCTAGTACAACTTTGTCACCAGTTACGGTATCTAGTCTATATAGCACAATTTTGCCAGATCTATCCTCAACATAAACATCAAAATTAGGATACTCGGTTACCCTAAAACCAGTAGATGACAATACAGGATCATCACAGTCCTCATCAAAGGCATTCTGGAAACATACCTCGTAATAGAAGGTAGAATTAAGAGAAGGATAAAAATCCTTTCTCATTGTGAGACTTGTGAGATTAGAATTGATACTCTTGTCAGCATCATCTATCACACCTACAAATTTACTGTATCTAAACTTACCATTAAACTTTTCAGTATCACTTGTATCAATATAAGACTGTATAGAACCAATAACCTTATCTCTAATTTGTGTTGGTGTTTGATCTGTAATTAAACTGTTGTAATATATCTTACTTGACATCTCTACAAACAAAACAGATGGATCTACAATTTGTGGTTCTACAGATGCAACAACATATTTTTTAAGATCTGCAACAATCTTGTTTTTTGTTAATGATGTAAGGTAACTAGCATCAGTTGGTTTCAATACGATGAATACTTTTCCATATTGTGGTGGTTCCTGATCCTCTCCACCAAATATAATGATGTCACTTGTTGCTGGATATACTTGTCTTACAATTGCTTCATAATCATCTGCGGTCACTGCACGCTCTTGTGTGCCATATGCTTTAGGAGCAGTGTATTTTATCTTAGCAGTAGTTTCTATTGCTTCACCACCCGCAGAAGCAACAGTTGAATTAATTGTAGTTGAAAAAGCTGTTGGTGATATAGTATCAGGATTTTCTATTACACCAGAAAATACAAATGACTTAACACCATTACTTTCAGGTCCTGATGTTATCAAATATGATACTTCTATCCTTGCATTGTTCTCTAATTTTTTACCTAATACACCATCACCCATCAATATCTCATATCTTTCATCTTCTATCTCATCTAAGAAAAATACTTTTGATGTACCGTCAACTTCTAATATATTGTCTGCAATCAAATAAGGTTCATTGAATGATCCACCAGTGGGATATACTTTTACTCTAATTGTATTAGTGTCTATGTTCTGGTTGTCAAGAATAAATCTCTGTGATTTAGATGCTGAACTAACAACAAATGTATTTGTAATTTGTGTTCCTTCATTTATAGCAACATCTGTAAATATTGCAGCACCATTTGCTACTTGTGCCTTTACATCAGTTGTTGTTACATAACTGTAAATACTATTGTCATAAGTTGCTGTAAATCCAGTTCCTGCTTTTAAAATTAATTCTGTATCAGTTGTAGGGTTAGTATAGTTAACTGTAAATGAAACATATGCTGTAGGTGATGTTGCACTTTTAGGTCTATACCCTAATTGCTTTGCTATTGCTACTACGTTGTCCCTAAGTGTTGCTGAATCAATGAATAATTCATTGACCACCATGTTCGTATTAAATGCTGTATAGTAAGTGTTATAAGCAAGTGTATCAAGAAGCACAGAAAGAGTAGATCCCTCAAAATCATAGTCAGTAAAATCTGACTGTGCTCTCAAATATTCTTTAAGAGAAGATTTGATGTCGTTGAAATCTAAATTAGAGACCTGAGTGTAAGGCATTATCTTGTACGTTCTAGAAATACTTCAGCAACTATGAGATCATCATCTCTGCCAACAATA